GGTCGTGCTGCTGAGATTACTCGCGACGAAATTAAATTCCAAAAGTTTGTCACTAGGTTACGTAAGAAGTTTAGTTCACTCTTCCACGACCTACTTAAGACACAATTAGTTCTGAAAGGTATCTGCTCAATTGAAGATTGGGAAGATATGTCAGAGCATATACAGTATGACTTCATTGCTGATAACTACTTCGCCGAACTCAAGGAGAAGGAGATGCTCACAGAGCGTCTAAACCTAGTCACTGCAATGGATCCTTATGCTGGTCGTTACTTCTCACTTGAGTATATTCGTCGTCAGATTCTTCGTCATACTGATGCTGAAATCAATGAGATTGATGAGCAGATGGAACAAGAAATTGCGGACGGGAAGCTCCCTGATCCTGCAACGATTGACCCTGCTACTGGTATGCCAATAGAAGATCCTGCAGCTATGGAAGCTGGGATGGAAGGCGAAGAAGAGCAACCTATGGGCGTAGAACAAGTCGAACCCGCAGACTATAAACGTGGGGAATTCTAAATAATACTGATGAGGACTTATTATGCCTAGCGTACCCGCTACTGAAATTATTAATAAACTGTTTTCCGATAAAAAGGATTTAAGCGGTGAAGTTAATGATGCAATGATGGCCCTGACTAAAGATGCACTTGATGCAAAGCGTCAGGAGATTGCTAAGGATTGGTTGAAAGACCAACCCGAAGATGAAGTAACTACTGAACCAGAGGAAACAACCGATGAGACTGATAACGGAACAGATTGATGACATACAAGTCTTAGAAGAAGAAACTAAGACTGGTAAGAAGAATCTGTACATCGAAGGAACGTTTCTCCAAGGCGAAATTAAAAATCGCAATGGAAGGATGTATCCTATGGAAACACTCAGAAGGGAAGTGAATAAATACAGTGAGTCTTTTATCAAGTCAGGTAGAGCACTTGGAGAACTCGGTCACCCCGAAGGTCCAACTGTTAATCTTGACAGGGTATCTCATTTGATCACATCTTTGACTGAAGAAGGTACCAATTACAAAGGAAGAGCACGTATCCTTGATACCCCTATGGGTAACATTGCTAGGTCTCTTTTAGGTGAAGGAGTCAAGTTAGGAGTATCCAGTCGCGGAATTGGATCCCTTAAAGTTAATAAGGAAGGTGTAAATATCGTCGCAGACGACTTTATGCTTGCCACTGCTGCTGATATAGTGGCAGATCCCAGTGCCCCAGACGCTTTTGTGTCTGGAATAATGGAAGGAAAAGAATGGATTTGGGAGGGAAAAGTTCTAAAAGAACGAGAACTCCGCAAGATTGAGCAGTCATTTGACAATGCTGCAAACGCAAAGGTAATCGAAGAGATGAAAGTTTCCGCATTTGAGAAATTTTTAAACTCTCTATAGATTATAAATATTTTTTAGATTAATTCCAGTAAGAATTTATTAAGGAGACAAACTAATGTCGGATGAAACAGTAAAGGCATCTGAAGAACAAACCCAAGAGGTCACCGAAGCTAAGTTCGACGGTGCCGTTGCTGATGGTTCTTCACTCGGATCAGTTGAAGTTCTAGGAGGTCCTACCCCACAGAACAGTAAGCCAACTGATGATAGCAACAAGTTAAAGACACCTAGTCAAACTTCTGCTCCTGCTCCTAAGACAAAGCCTAGTGCAGCGTCAGGTCAGAAAGCAGAGTTTAGTACTAAAGGGGATGTCCAAGCAGGACACGAACCTGAAGTAGAGGGTGGCGAAAACTTAATTGAGATTGATGTATCTCAAGACGTTGCAGCCCTCACAGAGGGAGAAGAACTCTCCGAAGAGTTTAAGACTAAAGCAGCAACCATCTTCGAAGCTGCAGTCGTCTCTCGCCTCAATGAGGAACTTGAGAAAGTACACGAAGAGTACTCCAAGTCACTCGCTGAAGAGGTAGAAGGAGTTAAGACCGAACTCGCCGAGAAGGTAGATGAGTATCTTACTTATGCCGTTCAAGGTTGGTTGGACAACAATGCACTAGCAGTAGAAACTGGTCTCAAAGCAGAGATTGCTGAGAGTGTTGTTGCAGGTCTAAAACAAGTATTCGTCGAGAACCATATTGAGGTTCCCGAAGAAAAGACTGATATCATCGAGAAGATGGCATCAGAACTAGATTCAATGGAAGCAAAACTCAACGAGCAAATTGAAAAGAATGTTGGCCTCAACTCTCAAGTTGCAGGTTACGTTAAGAATGGGATTGTGAGCGAAATTTCTGAAGGATTAGCATCTACTGAAAAGGAGAAGCTAGTTAGTTTATCAGAAGGGGTTGAGTTTGAAGATGAAGAGTCATTCCGCAGCAAGGTAGAAACTCTGAAGGAGTCGTACTTCTCCAGCAAGCCTGAGAAAGGCAGTGAAACCGTTGCAGAAGACGTAGAACCAGTTGTGGACAATGAAAATCTTACAGAGTCTATGTCACGTTACGTAGATGCTCTTAAGAGATTCAAAGCCTAGATGACTAATTTGATTTAATTAACACTAATTTCCAAGGAGAAAAAAGCAATGTTCAATTCTGAACAGTTGCAGGAAAAGTGGAACCCCGTTCTTGATTGTGATGGTCTTGATAGTATCAAAGACAATTACAAGAAAGCGGTCACCGCAGTCCTGCTCGAAAACCAAGAAAAGTTTTTAAGAGAAGAAGCTGGAGTACTTACTGAAGCTGCTCCAACTGTAAGCACAGCATCCACAGCAGGTGGAGTTGCAGGTTTCAGTGCTTCATCTACAGCCACAGGTCCTAGTGCTGGTTTCGATCCAGTTCTCATCAGCCTGATTCGCCGTTCAATGCCTAAGCTAATTGCTTATGACATTGCTGGTGTTCAGCCAATGACAGGTCCTACAGGTCTGATCTTCGCAATGCGTTCACGCTACGGTACAAACCGTACTGCTGGAACAGAAGCATTCTTCAACGAAGCAGACTCACAGTTCTCTGGTACTGACGCAGCTCAGACCAGTGGATTCGGTTCACAAGCAAATGCTCAGGCAGGAAGCAACCCAGGAGTTCTTAACGACAGTGGTACCTATACAAATGGTAACGCTATGAGAACAGACGAGGCAGAAACCCTCGGAACTGGTTCTAACGCTTTCGCTGAAATGAACTTCAGCATTGAGAAGGTAACAGTGACCGCTAAGTCACGTGCCCTCAAAGCTGAGTACAGTTTAGAGCTTGCTCAAGACCTCAAGGCAGTTCACGGCTTAGACGCTGAGTCTGAATTGGCAAACATCCTCTCAACAGAGGTTCTTGCTGAAATCAACCGTGAAGTTGTTCGTACTGTTTACAAGGTTGCAAGACCTGGTGCTCAGAACAACACTGCAACTGCTGGTATCTTCGACCTCGACGTTGACTCCAACGGTAGATGGTCTGTAGAGAAATTCAAAGGTCTCTTATTCCAGATTGAAAGAGATATGAACGCGATCGGGCACGAAACTCGTCGCGGAAAGGGTAACATCTTGATCTGCTCTGCTGACGTTGCATCTGCATTGTCAATGGCTGGCGTTCTTGATTACACACCTGCTCTTTCTGGCAACAGCAACCTACTTCCTGATGACAACAGCAGCACACTCGCTGGAACTCTGAACGGACGCATCAAGGTTTATGTTGACCCTTACTCTGCTAACGTAAGTGATTCTCACTTCTATGTTGGTGGTTACAAAGGTGGATCTGCATATGATGCAGGTATATTCTACTGCCCATACGTTCCTCTACAGATGGTTCGTGCAGTGGGTCAGGACACCTTCCAGCCCAAGATTGGCTTTAAGACAAGATATGGTCTTGTTGCCAACCCATTCGCTGAAGGAACCACACAAGGTGAGGGAGCACTTACTGCTAACGCAAACCGTTACTACAGACGTGTTCTTGTTAACAACCTTATGTAAGAAGAATATTATATTCTTACTTCAAGACAAAGAGACCCCTTGTGGGTCTCTTTTTTTATGCCTTGACCTAAATATTAGTACCCATTATTAGGACTTTGCTGAGATGACCCATTACACTGTAGGGTACTTGGACCAGTCTAGACACCACCAAGAAGTTTGCGTTACTGCTGAGGATTCTTGGGATGCCAGAAGAATTGCTCAAGAAGATGTAGCTTGGATTCACGATCACCCCAATGCTGTAGACTGTATAATGCCAGAAGGATCTTTATTCGGTAATGTATAAATGAATGGTCGATTGAATAAGGTAGCAATGACTGCCTACATTATGAAGATGAAGACAGGGTTACACGATAAGAGTTGGTACCCTGAATGGAACGATGAGCAGAGAGGTTCTGCTCAAAGGATCCTTATTAATGTTTTAGAACGACTAGACGAGTATTGGGAGTGACTAAATAGTGTTGGACGGTGCTCACCAAAATAGTTAATGTCTTTCACTAGTCAAATCTCAAATAGGAATTTCTTATCACCAGGTGGTTTCCGTTTCTCACTGGCAAAGTTTCCCAAGGTGGCATACTTTGCACAGGCAGCTAACGTGCCAGAGATGGCTGTTAGTTTGGTAGAACAACCAACAATGTATCGACCTATCAACCTAGAAGGAACCGTATCATACGGTGAGTTTAATTTAACCTTCTTGATTGATGAGGATATGGAGAACTATCTTATACTCCATAACTGGATGAGAGCATTGGGTGTACCAGATAACTTTAAGGATAGACAAGACTTCATAGACAATCAACCTATGAGTCTTAAGACCAATTATGGTAAGTCTTTAGGTGATCTCAGGTATGCTGATGGTACACTATCAATTTTAAATTCTAACTTCCAACCACTTTATAATGTGAACTTCAAGGATTTGAAACCTACATCCTTAAGTACTTTAGAATTTGACGCTACATTAACTGACCAAGAGTACTTCCAGTCTACTGTGTCTTTTGATTATACATCATACGAGATACAATCACTAGAGGGGACTCGAAAAACTAACCTCAAATAATGGCTTTACTTGATGAACTGCAGGAGTCCTGGAGCAAGGACTGTCTGTTTGATGAATTGAATTTAGGTGAGGAATCTCTGGTAGTACCTAGACTACACCAGAAGTATCACATCTATTACAACAAATATAAACTGATACTTGAGGATGAGAGACAGAAACTCAAGAGAATCAGACGTGACAGGTGGCTATTCTATAATGGTAAAGGTCAAGACAAAGAAGGAAAATACTTTGACCTCAAGGTACTGAAAGGAGATATCAATACATTCCTAGAATCAGACGAAGAGATACAGCAACAGACTCTGAAGATCTGTTACTTTGAAACGTGCATCACGTATATAGAGAACATACTTAAGATGATCAATAACCGTGGCTTCCAAGTGAAGAACGCTATTGATGCCAAGAGGTACGAGTTCCCAGTCTGATGACTTCCATTGAAAAAAAGAATGATGTCTATCTTAGGATAGGTACTGAGCAACATATCCATCACGAGTTATCTGAATATTTTACCTTTGAAGTTCCTGAAGCAAAGTTCCTTCAGAGACAACGCAGGTACAAGAGATGGGATGGGAAGATCAGATTATACTCACCTGGTACTGGTGAGCTGTATGTCGGTCTGTTTAATTATCTGGTTGAGTGGTTAGAGAAGATGGGGTATGACTACTCCGTCGTTGATAACGAAAACTTTGGAACACCAGGAGAAACAGATGGAGATGTATCACCACAGACAATTGCTGGTTTTGTTAGATCTTTGGGTTTGCCTGTCAAGATCAGAGATTACCAACTCAAATCAGTTTATTCTGCACTTCTACGATATCGCAGACTCATACTCAGCCCTACTGGATCGGGGAAGTCACTTATAATATATTGTTTGATGCGTTGGTATCTCAAGAGAAATCTTGAAGTATTAATTATTGTACCAACTACATCATTGGTTGAACAATTATATAAAGACTTTCAATCATATGGATTCTACTGTGAAGGTATAGTAGATCAGATCTATGGAGGCAAGGAGAAATATACAGAAGCACCTGTTATAATAAGTACGTGGCAGTCCATCTATAAAGAGGACAAGTCATACTTTAAACGTTTTGATGCGGTGATTGGAGATGAGGCACACTTATACAAGGCGAAGAGTCTCACGGGTATACTTTCTAAGTGCTTTAATGCTAAACACCGTGTGGGTCTTACTGGTACTCTCGATGGTCTTCAATGCAACCAACTTGTCTTAGAAGGATTGTTTGGTCCTGTAGAGAGGAGTGTAAGAACAGCAGAACTACAGAAGGCAGAGTACCTATCAGAATTAAAGATCAATATACTTGTATGTAAGCATAATTATAGACGTTGGACCCGTGTATACGGAAATCTAATTGGATTTGATACCTATCAGGATGAAATAAATTATATTATTGGACATAGGAAAAGGAATAAAATCATCACTGGTCTAGCTCGAGACCTCAGTGATAACACGCTTATTCTATTCAATTACATAGAAAAACACGGGGATGTCCTGTGGGAAATGCTAAATAGTATTAACAAAAACAAAAAATTGTTTTACATTCACGGTGGAGTACCCACTGATGAGCGTGAAGAAGTAAGACAAATATGTGAGTCATCTAATGATGCTATCATACTTGCTTCATACGGTACCTTTAGTACTGGTATCAATATCAAAAACTTACATAATGTTATCTTTGCATCACCAACCAAGTCTAGAGTACGCAACCTTCAATCAATAGGACGTGCTCTTAGGAAGCACGATTCAAAAGGTCGTGCTACTTTGTATGACTTCGCTGATGATATTAGCAATGGTCGCTTTAGGAATTTTACTCTGAATCATTTGACTGAACGGATACGTCAATACCAAGACGAGAAGTTTAACTATTCCATCACTGAGATCAATTTAGGAGACAAAGAATGAGCCAAACCTTAAGTTACATTAGACCTGATGAAGAATTCTTCGGAGTTATCAAGCTCTTAAATGGAGAAGAGATCATAGGTAGAGTTGTTGTGACTGAAGAGGAGGGTGGGCACCTAGCCTTCATTCAAGATCCTGCTAAGGTACACGCAAATGAAACTGTGTCAGAAGGAAGACGGGCAGTTGCAGTAGGACTCAAGAAATGGATGGTCTTCTCAGCAGAAGATTTTTACATCATCCCTGAAGATAGGATTCTAACAATAGCTCCACTAAGTACTGAAGCAATAATGATGTACAAGTATTTTGTAAGATCTGAATTGGCTCAACGGCAACCAGGTAGTCAACCACCCGCCGCCGAGGAGAGAGAACCCGATGAATATAATTCGGGTCTCATAGGAAAGGTCGAGAGCACCCGTAAAAAACTAGAAGACTTATTTAATTCAGATAAAAGCTAGAGTTATCCAACCAACCCTGACAGTGTTGAGTCTAATCATATTTGACGATCTTGTCAAGCTTCCTGTTTTTGTGCTATAATTTTGTTATGAAATTTCCTTATAGATATGGCATTTATGGTGGCGAGGAAGAATACTAAAAATCAACACTATGTCGATAACCAAAAGTTCCTCGCAGCAATCGTGGCTTATCGAGACAAGGTTGAATTGTCTAAAATTAGGGAGACAAAGAAACCTAGAATAGACGAGTACATAGGGGATTGCTTTCTAAAGATAGCTACCCATTTATCTTATCGTCCTAACTTTATCAACTATATGTACAAGGAGGATATGATATCAGATGGTGTTGAGAATTGTGTACAGTACATAGATAATTTCGATCCAGCAAAATCTAAGAATCCATTTGCATACTTTACGCAGATAGTTTATTATGCATTCCTACGCCGTATTGCTAAAGAGAAACGCCAAATGGATATTAAAGATAAGATTATAGAGAAGAGTGGTTTCGATCAGGTATTCCATTCAGATGATCCTTCAGCATCAGCAGAACTAAGTGGCATCAAGTCACGTATAGAAATGAATGCGAGGTACTAATGTCTGAATTTCAATCTGATATAGGTAAGGCACAATATGATGAGGAAGGAAATGAGATAGATAAACACGGGTTTACTATCAAGAGAAAACCTATGGGTGCAGAGGCAGTTAAGATAGCAGTTCTAAACTGTGAACAACTCTGTGGTCTAGATAAGAATAATATGGAGAGGATTGGTAAAGGAACGTATCAGGACTTTACAACCTTAGACCATAGTGGTAGAATGTCCAAGAAGATTGTGATCGAGTATGACATCGAACAAAAAAGTGCTGCTGATAACTGATCAGCATTTTGGTGTACGCAACGACAATCAGGTATTCATAGAGAAGTATAGAGAATTTTATTCCACTATAGTACTCCCTTATATACGTAAGCACAAGATTGATACGGTCTTATGTCTAGGGGATACGTTTGACAAGAGAAAGAGTATCAACTTCTTGAGTCTTGAATCTGCTAGAGAGATGTGGTTTGACCCTCTCAGGGAGATGGGTATACAGATGTATATGCTGATCGGTAATCACGACATCTATTACAAGAACACTCTCAAGATAAATGCTCCACAACATCTTCTTAGTGGGTATGATAATATAAGAATCATTGATGAACCACAGCACATTGAGATCAATGGTAAGAAGATTTTGATGCTTCCTTGGATCTGTGATGACAATCGTGAAAAAACTAACATTTTAATTGAACAGTCAGATGCCACAGTATGTTTGGGACATTTAGAATTGACTGGATTTGAGGCTATACCTGGAAGGTTTATGGAAGCAGGTGATGATCCTTCACCTTATGATAAGTTTGATCTAGTTTGCTCAGGTCATTATCATCACAAGTCAAAGAAAGGTAATATCAATTATCTTGGTAACCCGAACCAGATATACTGGAACGATTACGGTCTAAATCGTGGGTTCCATATCCTAAATACAGATACATTACGTCTACAATTTCATAAGAATCCTTATACTATTTTCAACAAGTTATATTATGATGATGTTCAGAAGGATTATGAGACCCTTCCTGACTTTGAAAGGTTGAGAGGATCGTATGTTAAAGTGATTGTACAGCAGAGAACCAATCAAGTATGGTTCGATCGCTACATCAAATCACTCCAAGATATTAATGTTGCTGATCTCAAGATCATAGAGGATCTAACTTTAGTTCTAGATGATGTTGATGAGTCTCTGGAGACAGAGGATACGATGACAATTCTTGAAACATATGTACAAGATCTAGAGGATTCTATTGATAAGACGAGTGTAGTTACGATTCTAAAATCGTTGTACACAGAAGCACTGAATCTTTAATGTTCATCTTGTTAGATAAAAAATCTGGTGGAGTATACGCTGTCACTGACGATCAGACTGGTCAGAAAGTCGTACAAATATTTGTTGACAAAGACGATGCTGTAAGGTATTATGGTATGCTAGAAGCGGTTGATTATAAACGTCCACTTGAGGTTACAGAAGTCGATGAGGACATTGTTATAAACAATTGTTCTGCTCACAATTATAATTACACGTTCATCAACCCTGAAGATCTTGTCATCCCACCGTTATGATCACCTTTGAGAAGATTCGTTGGAAGAATTTTCTGAGTACAGGCAACCAGTTCACTGAGATCGATTTTACTAAAACTGTATCCACTCTAGTCATTGGATCAAACGGTGCTGGTAAATCAACGATGTTGGATGCCTTGTGCTTTGGATTATTCAACAAACCATTCAGGAAAATCACAAAGTCACAGTTGATCAACAGTATTAACGAACGTGAAACTATAGTTGAAATAGAATTTAAGATTGGTACTATAGAATATAAGGTAGTACGTGGTATAAAGCCTGGTGTGTTTGAGATGTATCGTAATGGTACCTTGATAGATCAGGATGCTGCTAATAGAGACTACCAAAAATATCTAGAGCAAAGTATATTAAAGTTAAACTTTAAATCATTTACACAGGTAGTCATACTAGGGAGTAGTACATTTGTTCCCTTTATGCAACTATCTGCTCCTCATAGAAGAGAAGTTATTGAGGATCTATTAGACATACAGATTTTTTCCTATATGAATATGCTCCTCAAGGAGCGTGTAAAGGATAACAATGCAGTGCTACGTGAGTGTAAGCACGAGTTGGAGATGGCAACTAATAATATTAAAGCACAGGAGAAGGTATTATCAAAACTAACTACTGTAAACAAGGAACGTATTGCACATCAACAACAAAGGTTTGATGAGAATGAGCAACGAATGTGTAACCTCAAGAATGAGATTGAGGATTTCCAACAGAAGATTAATAAACTTAGTGATGCTAGTCAGAAGTTAGTTGCTAAGGAAGGAGAGTATCAGAAGGCATTTGGTATTAAGAGTAAGATAGATGCTAGATGTGAGAAGGTAACTAAGGATATAAAGTTCTTTGAAGACAATTCTTCTTGTCCTGTATGCTCACAGGATATTGAAGATAAGTTTAGAAAGGTTAAGATTAATAACTTGACTAATAAAGAACAAGAATTGAACGATGCAGCGGCTGAGTTAGAGAAACAAATCAGTAGAAATCTCAGAACAGTTGAGAAACTTAGACAGGATACCTCTAACGTAACAGAGTTTCAATTTGAAATACGTCGTCTGGTAAATGAAGAACAGAAATTGATGAAACAGAATACAGATATTCTGACGCAGATTAGATCTTTAGGTGACCAACCAGACATTAAAGGTGAAGAGGAACTACTAACTAAATTACAAGATGAGTTTGATGAGAAGGAAACTGCTTGTTCAGGTGTCAATAAAGAAGCACAGGACTTTAAGTTAGTTAGTAATCTTCTAAAGGATGGTGGTATCAAGGCAAGAATTATTTCCAAGTATATTCCTATCATCAATCAAAGGATTAATAAGTACTTGACATCAATGGATACCTATATTAATTTTACTTTAGATGAGGAATTCAGTGAAGTAATTAAGTCTAGGCATCGTGATAGATTCTCATACCCATCATTCTCTGAGGGTGAGAAGCAGAAGATTGACTTAGCATTACTCTTTACTTGGAGACACGTTGCTAAACTTAAGAATTCTATCATTACAAATCTATTAATACTCGATGAAGTATTTGATAGTTCACTAGATAATACAGCAACAGAAGAACTCCTAAAAATTCTTAAGGAGATAACTTCTACCAATACAAATATGTTTATCATCTCTCACAAAGGTGATGTACTCCTAGACAAGTTTGATAGGACTATCAAGTTTGAAAAGGTTAATGAATTCTCAAAGGTGTTTGAAGATGTTTGACATACCATTCTATACAAGTAACAATGAGTATGAAGGTCATTGTAAGTTACGCAAAGCTTTATTAGAAAGACGTGATGAGATCTGCTGTGAGGAAAACAAGTTCTATGGTACGGGTTACAGTACTATCCATACAAATTCCAATATACATAAGGAGTATCCTGACTTTAATGAACTTTTGTTACAAAAGCAGGAACTCTTTGATCCAGAACTTAGAGTTACACACTGTTGGGTTAACGTCAATCCAAAAGGCGGTTTCCAAATGCGGCATAATCACGCCGAATGTGATGTTGCAGGAACCTATTATCTACAGGTTCCACCTGGCAATACTGGCGATCTTTATCTCTATCATCCTTCACACGCAGTAGAGACTACCTGGAGAATAAGACCTTATTGGCCAACAACACACTGTCAGATACCACGTGAAGGTGACCTATACTTCTGGCCAGGTTATCAAGACCACGAAGTAAGAATGAATGAAGAAGTCGATGAGAGATGGTCTATATCCTTTATGATGTCCATCCCAGATGATATAAGATTAGAACGATTCCCTAACCTACCGAGACCAAGATGATTTTCCTAGTATCCATAATGTCATTTGCAAACTTTGTGTTCTATCCTCTAGTGATAGGAACCATTGTTGCTGTAATCATAGAACAGATCTTCAGAGCACGAGGCAGTGAAGATAATCCTGATGATGTCAGGAAGGTTATAGTCTCTATGGGTATACGTAAATATCTTTATAGACAAGCGTGGCTTTTTAATATAATATGGTTCATAGGTTACTTCATCCTTATGTTTACATTGGGAAGACAGCAACCTCAAGCAATGCCCGATCTTATTTGGCAAGGATGAAAATCACACAAAAGATTATCGATGACCTCACTGAGGCACTAGCACATACCAAGAAGGATGGTACTGAGAATTGGAAGGATGGTGATGAGATTGATGTTTGTTTAGGTGGCACTTTTGCCAACGACAAATTCATATCTCTGATCAATCGTTCCAAGGAGAAGTGATCGATTTTATGGTTGAACTTTTTCCCACGTTCTTACACGTGTTTGTTCACGATGACCATCTTATCGACGAGGAGATAGATGGAATTCCCGATGATCCAGACATCCTATCTCACCTGAGTGCAGGTGCCAAGGAAGAAATTGTCTATGGGTCACATACAGGGATGAACGATCTCCAGTTGTTTCAGAAATATAATCTGCCACGGTTGAGAAAATTCTGTGAAAAGTCATTAGCGAGTATTGATCCTGTAGTCACGATAGCGAATTCTTGGCTGAATAGGGGACCGAAGGACAGTTTTCAAATTGCACACACCCACGCTGGTTTCTCAGTGTCAGGTGTATACTATCATCATAACTGTGTTC